ATTTGAAGGATATAATTTTGCTACTGAGCGTTCTAAATACTTACGTGATTTAGGTATTCCATTAAATACTGATTCTACATTAAAAGGTCAATTTGTATTTTTAGCTGAACGTTGTGCTGAATTAATGAATGAAAATATTATTACAGATAGAACTGTAATTGATGTTATGGCGTTTACTAAAGCAGCTAAGTCAATTGAGTATTCTGAAGCTGAAGCATTTTGTGATGCTGCTTATAAATTAGTAGAAGAATATGATTATGTGTTTTATGTTTCTCCTAAAGGTGTTGAAATGGAAGATAATGGAGTTCGTGAAACAGATTTAAAATATAGAAAACATATTGATGAAATAATTAAATTATTATTATATAGAAGCAATCATAAAATCAAACATTTAGTTGAACTTTCAGGTACTACTGAAGAACGTATTGCTAAAATGAAAGAAACAATTTTTGGTTAATATTTATGGGTATGAAATTATCTGAATTAAAGAAACAAATCAAAGACAACATATATGAAATCCTTTCAGAGGAATCTGTAGATGAAGGTACTTATGTAGGTGCGGGAGCAGTAAGTGCTCTTCAAAAAGATCCTAAATTTGCAGCTGCTAAAGATAAATCAACCCCTATTAATACTTTGAAATCAGGTGGTAGTGTTACTTTAGAAGAAGAATCAATTGAAAAATATAAAGTAGGTGATATTCTTAAATTTAAAGATGATGAGGATTGGAAAGTAATGAAGGTGAAAGACAATGTTGGTAAACTTGTTATTAAACCTCATAATGAAAAAGCTAAAGAAGGAAACGTTAGTTTAGAAATTGATGTTGATTTAGATTATCTTAAAAAGAATTTAAAAGAAAGTGAAGATGAAGATAGAGAACCTACTAAAGCTGAACTTGAAAAAGAAAAAGTAAAAGGTGCTCCTTCTAAATTTAAAGTACCTCAAACTGATTTTGAAGATTTTAAAACTAAACTTAAAACTTTAGTTAAAAAAATTAAAGATATGGAAAAAGGAGCAGAAAAAGATAAAAAAATGGCTGCTCTAAAACAATTTATCAAGAAACCAGAATTGGTTAAGGCGTTTAAAGAAAGAGACGTTAAAATTGATACTGGTGATTTAGTTGGATAATATGAAACCTATAATTAGTTTTGGATTGGGAGCTTTAATAGCGACATTAGTTGTTCTTTTTGCTTTACCATCTAATAAAAAATTTCAAGCAGAATTAGATAGATTACATGCTCAAAATGACTCATTATATAATGCTATAGACTCTACTACAGCTAAAATTAAACAATTAGATTCTGTAGCTTGTGTTTTAGGAAGCGCGGTAAATGAGGATAAGAAAAAATTAGGTAATTTAAATAAAAAAGCAAATGAATATAAAGAAAAATATAATGAAGAACATAATCGCATTATCACTATGTCTAATGCTGATGCTGCCCTTGAGTTCGCAAGCGCTTTTGAATGATTCAACCTGTTGTGTACCTTGTATTGCTTTAAAAAAAGCATTAGTAGTTAAAACAGAAAAAGATTATTTAAAAAATCAATTAGGAGTTGTTCGTGACTCTGTTGTTATCTTAGATAAAATTGTATTTAATCAAGATAGTATTATTAAAATTAAAGATGCTCAAATTGCTTTGTATATAAAAAATGAAGGTGATTACAAGCAAATCATTGAAAATAAAGATAAAGAAGTTACGTTATATAAAAAAGAACACAAAATAGCCCTTCAACAAAGAAACTTAGGTTATATTAGTGGATTTTTAGGAATTATATCGGGCTTATTAATAGCTCTATGAGTAATGTAGATTTAAAAGAAGTAATTAGGCAGGAATACATCAAGTGTTTGAATGATCCTGCCCACTTCATGAAAAAGTATTGCCACATTCAGCATCCTCAACGTGGTAGAGTAATATTTAATTTATATCCTTTCCAAGAAAAAACATTACGTTTATTTAGAGATAATCCCTACTCCATTGTATTAAAATCTAGACAGTTAGGTATCTCAACATTAGCCGCAGGTTATTCTTTATGGTTAATGTTATTCCATAAAGATAAAAACGTACTTTGTATCGCTACTAAACAAGAAACCGCTCGTAACATGGTTACAAAGGTTAAGTTTATGTTTGATAATTTACCTACATGGTTAAAAATAACTGCTGAGGAAAACAATAAATTATCACTTCGATTAAGTAATGGATCTCAAATTAAAGCCACTTCAGCAAGTAGTGATGCCGGTCGATCAGAAGCAGTATCTTTGCTGATAGTCGATGAGGCTGCTTTTATTGAACAAATTGGTGAGATTTGGGCGTCAGCTCAACAAACCCTAGCAACGGGTGGTGGTGCAATTGTATTATCTACTCCTTATGGTACAGGTAACTGGTTTCATAAAACATGGGTTTCAGCTGAATCTAATGATAATGATTTTTTACCTATTAAATTACCTTGGTATGTCCATCCTGAACGAGATGAAGCTTGGAGAAAAAGACAAGATGATTTATTAGGTGATCCTAGACTAGCATCACAAGAGTGTGATTGTGACTTTAATACTTCAGGTGATGTAGTATTCTATAATGAATGGGTTGATTTTATTAAAGAAACAACTATTCAAGACCCCGTAGAAAGAAGAGGAGCCGACCAAAACTTATGGGTATGGGAACCAGCAGACTATACAAGAGATTATATGGTAGTAGCTGACGTAGCTAGAGGTGATGGTAAAGATTTCTCTACTTTTCATGTAATTGATATTGCAACTAATACACAAGTTGCAGAGTATAAAGGACAATTGTCACCTAAAGAGTTTGGATACTTTTTAGTGGCTATTGCTACTGAATATAATATGGCTTTACTAGTAGTAGAAAACGCTTCTATTGGTTGGGCAGCTATTGATTCTGTGTTAGAAAGAGGATATAGAAACCTCTATTATTCACCTAAGAGTGATAATTTAACAGCTGATTCGTATTTTAACAAGTATGAAAATAGTGATAATGTTACACCTGGCTTTACTATGTCTTTAAGAACACGACCTTTAGTTGTAAATAAATTTAGAGAATATGTTGGAGACAAATCAGTAACTATTAGATCTAAAAGGTTGTTAGAAGAAATGAAAGTATTTGTTTGGAAAAACGGTAGACCAGAAGCACAAACTGGTTATAATGATGATTTAGTTATGCCGTTTGGTGTAGCTATGTATTTGAGAGATACATCATTAAAATTCCAACAACAATCTCATGACTTAACTAGAGCAACATTAAGTCATTTCTCTAAAGGCACCTCAACATTTTCAGGAGTTTACAATCCAAATAATGTCCCTAACCCTTATTCTATTGAAACAGCTAATGGAATGGAGGATATTAAATGGCTTTTATAATATTTATAATATATTTCTATGGCAGATACTAGTTTATTTACACGACTACAACGATTATTCTCTACTGATGTTATCATCAGAAACCAAGGTGGAGGAGAATTAAAAGTTTTAGACGTAGACAGCATACAGAGATCAGGTGATGTAGCTACAAATTCATTAATGGATAGATTCAATAGAATTTATTCACCAGCGGCTTCATCATTATATGGTTCTCAAGTTAATATTAACTATCAATATCTAAGAACGTTTATTTATTCGGACTATGATATTATGGATAATGATGCAATCATTGCATCTGCTCTTGATATTATATCAGAGGAAGCTACCTTAAGAAATGAAATGGGTGAGGTGCTTCAAATTAGATCTAATGACGAAGATATTCAACAAGTACTTTATAACTTATTTTATGATGTATTAAACATTGAATTTAACTTATGGTCTTGGATTCGTCAAATGTGTAAGTATGGTGATTTTTTCTTGAAACTAGAAATCGCTGAAAAATATGGTGTGTATAATGTAATTCCATTTACTGCTTATCATATTGAAAGACAAGAAAACTATGATAAAGAAAGACCAAACGCTGTAAGATTCAAATACTCTCCAGAAGGTATTTACGGTGGTAGTTCAGGTTACTATCCATCACCATCAGTGTCAGCAGCTAAAAATCCTCAATTTGTTTATTTTGATAATTATGAAATGGCTCACTTCCGTTTAATGACGGATGTTAACTATTTACCTTATGGTAGAAGTTATCTAGAACCAGCTCGTAGAATTTATAAACAATATGCTTTGATGGAAGATGCTATGTTAATTCATAGAATTTCTCGCTCACCTGACCGTCGTATATTTTATATTAACGTAGGTTCTATTCCACCTAACGAAGTAGATAACTTCATGCAGAAAACAATATCTACAATGAAACGTACTCCGTTACAAGATAGACAAACAGGTGAATATAACTTAAAGTATAATCAACAAAATTTATTAGAAGATTTTTATATTCCTATTAGAGGTAATGATGTATCAACTAAAATTGAAACAGCACCTGGTTTAAATTATACAGGTATTGATGATGTTACTTACTTAAGAGATAAATTGTTTGCTGCTTTAAAAGTACCTAAAGCATTTATGGGTTATGATGAAAACATTTCAGGTAAAGCAACATTAGCTGCTGAAGATATTAGATTCGCTCGTACAATTGATCGTATTCAACGTATTATCTTATCTGAATTATATAAAATTGCTTTAGTACATTTATATACACAAGGTTATACTGCTGATAATTTAGCTAACTTTGAATTATCATTAACTACTCCTTCTATCATTTATGATCAGGAACGTATTGCGTTAATGAAAGAAAAAATGGACTTAGCAGCCCAAATGTTAGAAACTAAATTAATATCTTCAGATTGGATTTATGAAAATATATTCCACTTCAGCCAAGATCAGTATGAAGAAATGAGAGATTTAGTAGCTCAAGACCAAAAACGTTCATTTAGATATAATCAAATAGCAGAAGAAGGTAATGATCCTAAAGAAACAGGTAAGTCATACGGTACACCACATGATTTAGCTTCATTATATGGTAAAGGAAGATACGAGGCTACACAGTTACCTGATGGGTATGATGAAAAAGTACCTTTAGGTAGACCTCAAGAAAAAGTATCTGATATTAACACACAAAATAATGCTTTTGGTCGTGACAGATTAGGTAGACAAGACGCTAAAATAGATGATCAAGAAGGATATGGCAGACCTAAAAAAGATGTTTCTCCATTAGCTTTAGAAATTAAAGCTAGAAACAAAACTTTACTAGAGTCTTTAGATAAGGAAATAGTGTTTAATAAAACTAATAGTGGAAGTTCATTATTAGATGAGTCTAACTTAAAAGAATAAAAATCTTTATATATTTATAACAAAACTAGGAATGAATATTAAACATTCTAAATATAAGAATACGGGACTTTTATTTGAACTTCTTGTACGACAAATCACCGCTGATACGTTGTCTGGGAAAGATTCAAAAGCAACAGGTATTCTAAAAAAATACTTTGTAAAAACGGAATTAGGTAGAGAATATAAACTTTATGAATCTTTATCTAAATACAAATACATAACTGAAGGTAAAGCTGAAACCGTAATTAATACTTTAATTGAATCTTCAAAAGATTTAAATAGAGGAGCCCTAAAAAGACAAAAATATAATTTAATTAACGAAATTCAGAAGTATTATAACTTAGAAGAGTTTTTTAAAACTAAACTACCTAATTATAAGGCTTACGCTTCATTATATACATTAATAGAGATATATAACAGCGAAAATTTGTCTACACCAGACCAAATTATCTCCAATAAAATGTCTTTATTAGAACATTTATCTTCTAAACCTGTTGAAAAACAAAAAGTAGAAGATGATTTAAT